TTGTAGTAGCGGTATCTTCACCAGTTACTTTTACTAGGGGTAAAAACCCCAGGCTGTGTGTATGTGCTACGATGTCTTGTAAAATGTCTTTCATAAAAGGTCTCCTTGTGTTATTTTATGTGAATTTTTGATTAAAGTCAATGCTTTTCCTTTAGGAATTGTATCAAAGATTGATAGTATTTTTCAGAACTCATATCTTTTACTAGTAAATCGAAAGACGGTCTTGGATCTTCGTGTTGACTTAGATATGATTGCAACTTATTTGATAACTCAACTGCATCTTTCATACTAGATATGTCAGTGCCATCATTTTTAGTCCATAGATTTGGCATGGACATGTCTGGTATATCATAACCATATTTTTTATAGTTTAAATCCATGTCGCTTCTAGCAGTATATGGTAAATTATCATTTTTAGGATTTAAAATTAACGGTTGTAATTGTAAATGGTCAATAACATTATCTTTTTCTAAACTAAATTCAACAGCACTTTTTACTGATTCTGAATTTTCGTATGGTAATCCTACAATGTATCCAGCATCGCAATAAATGTCATGCCCCCATTTTTTACGCATCTCTATCAACATGTCTTTACGTTTTTCTGGATCCATCCCTTTACCAACAATTTTACTGGCTGTGTCATGTAAAGTTTCCAAACCAATCCAAGTAGATACTAATCCTATTTCTTTAAGTAAATCTAATTGTTGTGGTTGCGTAACCATTACGTCTAAACGTGTGTAAGCCCTCATTTTAAATTTAAATGGCAATCTACGTGTTACTGATTCAATGTGTTCTAATTTTTCAACAGAATCATTTAATGTATCGTCAGCACACCAATATTTCGTAATACCCCATTTATCATAATTTTCCATTAACTCTCTGTATAGTACATCCTTATCTTTAATATACTTTGCAAAATTTTTCTGTCCTATTAATGGAAATGAACAATACGCACATTTAAATCTACAACCTCTAGTGAATTCTAATGATAATGTCTCATTAGGATTTAAAAAATCTTCTTGTTGATAGTATGTAGAACTTAAGGCAAAATCCCAACTTGGTCCTTGAGCATTTTCGTCATGATTAATATATTTAGGCCATATTCTTTTTCTATCTTTTAAAAAGTCCATTAGTTGTGTTTCACCTAAACCAACAATAAAATGATCAACTGGTATATCAGAATAAAAATCAATTTTTGGTCCACCCATTAAAATTTTTAATTTAGGGCTTTTACTTTTAATAAGATCAAACCAAGGTTTGACATCATTTTTAACTAAGTCGTAAATAAATCCTTTATTTGGATATAAAGATTCTAACGTTGTGTCTTTATTGGCAGATTTGTTTACTAATTTTCCTACAGCATGAGTATTTTTATTTCTATAAGGAAGCCATGTTGATGAGATTGCTAACAGCTTTGTATTTTCACCAACAGCGTAGTTACAAATTTCTTGCCATTTATCAAAGGTTAAATCAGCACAGAAATCTAAAACAAGGCAAGAGTATCCATTGTCTCTAAGATGGCTGGCTATTCGATGAGCCCCATATCCTCTATACAAAAGATCAGGGTGTCCGCTTTCTGTTAAAACTATTGCGTCATAAGATTTCATTCTTAATCCTATTATTATATTCAATAGTACTTTCTAATAAATCAAAATTTTGACCTAATGAATGTACATAATGTATTAGAGCTTGTGTATCTTTAGGAAAGCAATGTCCTCCCCAGCCACGTTCTCCATCTAGACCGGGAACCATACTGTGTCCAGTACCGATTCTCTGATCTTGACAAATTAACTGTCTAACAGAACTGAAATCTAAATTTGCTGTTTGACAAATGTCGTAAATGTGATTAAAAAAACTTACCTTAGTTGCTAAAAAACTGTTTATAGCATATTTTACCAAACAAGCTTCTTGTTCGCTGCACGTATGAACGATTTTTAAATTAGGTAAAGTTTCTTTAAACAGCAGTTGCCAAAAATCTAAAGGATCATCACCGCCGATTATTATATATTTTTGATTTATGAAATCATCGTTCGCGCTTATTTTTCTTAAAAATTCTGGACAAAAAACAATACTATGATCTGGGTATCGATTTAATATTTTTTCTGCATTATCCGGTGTAAGAGTGCTTTTTATCATAATAGGGATATGAATCGGTGTTTGATCCAAAACGTCTAAAACATTAGATATATCACAGCTACCATCTTTATTTGAAGGTGTATTGACACAAATCATTAATCCATCAGCATCTATAAAATCTTTTATTTTATTACTACTGTATTTAGGATCAACAATGTCAATCTGATGTTTATTTTTAAAAGCATTTTTAACAGCCTTGCCAACAAATCCGTATCCTGCTAAAATTATTTTCATATTAAAATTCGAACAGTTTATTAAACGTGTTCTTCTCCTCTGTGCTGGCAATATCCCATTTAAGGACACCAATTAAATTTTCTAGTTTATTGTCGATGATAGTAGACTCCATTTCGTCGTGATCAAATGGTAAATCTTTAAACCATTGTGGTAAACGTAATTCATCTACAGGATACGCCACGCTAGTGAATCCAAGTGGATTTTGCTTTAATTTACAAACAATAACTTTGGCACCATCAGTAATATTCATTGAGTATTTGTCGCCGTGCATACGTTTTAAAGTATTCCAATTAATACTGGCACGAACATGGCCAGGCATATTTGCTTTGCCTTGCTTTTTTTCTTTAGCATCATACTCAGTGATATTGTTGGCACGTCTTGGACTACCCTTTTCCCAGCCAGGCCTGCTTTTAAATTCTGTTCTAAATTTTGTAATAAAGTCTAATACTTCTTTTTCGTTTTTACCAGTAAGAACCATCTCAAGTACATCACTTAAAAAGTTTTGAATGAATTCTGGAGTATCGCTACGCTTAAGGTCTAGTCCCATAGCTTTAATCTTACCAGCTTTTCCATCTACATCTGTACGTTTGCCTTCCTTGTCATAATACAATACTGCATACCGTTTTTTAGTAATGAACAAACTTTTACTACCGACAATTTCACGTCCAGCTTTAATAACTTCACCACGTGTTTTTGGACAGTGGAAAGCATCTAACATAAATTGTGGAAAAGTATTGTTAACTTCATTACCAATTTGATCGTACAATGATACTACAGTTTCTTTATTCCAAGGTAGTGCTCCACTGTCAATATCTTTTTTCAGTGTTTTATAAGCACTAAAGTAACAACTATCTGTGTCACCGTATATAATTGCTTTGCCTATATGGTCATAGTCACCAGTTACAATTTCGTTTACCTTACCAGCCATGTGCTTGGCAATTTGACGTCCTGTGAGTGTAGTTGACTGTCCAATGCGCTTATCAAAAAACCTGCAACCAGGATTAAGGATAGCACCGTAAAGACTGTTAAGGTTAATCTTTTTAACCAACTGTCTTTTGTCCCAATATTCTTCTTCAACTTTATTCTCCGCTTTAATAGCATCTTTTAGTTTGGCCTGCATCTCTTTACGTTCAGCATACCAACGTTTAAGAAGTCCAGGTATTACACCTTCTTTTTCATATGTAAAGATAGTGCCATTGGCACTGATCATCCATGGTTGATTACTGTCAAAAATTAATTTGTACACCTCTGCGGCACTGAGAACATCATAACCGCCTTCTTCCCAGTCAATAATAATTTCTGTGCCAACTTCTCGATTCATCACAGCAGTGTATTCATCACTGCCAAATTTACCTTCCCAACTGGCAGCAAAACTCTTTCCCTTAGCTTGTTGACTTTGTAAGTATTCTTCAGTCATTGTTTGACGCAGTTGTCCTACAATAGTTTCTGGACCCATGTTTAACGCACGAATGGCACTGGGATATAGACTGTTAATATCTAACGAGCCAACCCAGTCTTGTAGTCCTTCTTTAGGATGCGCAACATAAGCACCTGCCGCCGCAGTATCTTCACGTTCACTCATTTTAGTTCTGCTAGGAACAACGAAACCTCTGCGATGAGCCTCATTAATAATGGCCTGTTCTGTAACTGCTACAGCCCCCATTGTAGTCTGTAATAGCACGGTGTTTTCATGTGCCAATGTGTTGGCTAGATCTAGGAATTTTAGTTTTTTATCTAACTTGTCTAGTAGTGCAGTATCTTGTCTGTTATATTCAATAAACTTACGAAAATCATTGTTATATAATTGATCCAATGTACCTTCATAGGCAACTTTTTTCTCACCAACTTCCATTTCACCAATAGCGTCTAATCGATATGTGTGACGTTCTTCGTATGTATACCTGCGATATAGCTCCAAACTATCCAAGTGTACACGACCTACAAAGTCATAAGTTACAGCAGTTTTACCATACTTTTCATATTCTCGGCGTTTAGGAAATTGATCAAACAAACAAAAACGTCTTGTATCTTCTTTGCTTAGAACTTTTGTTACACGATTTACAGTATAAGGTACGTCATATCCTTCACTGTTCCAGCCACTGATAATGTCTGCATCCTGAATAAGATCTAGAAATGCATCTAGCATTTCTGCTTCAGTATCAAAAAGTATAGTATCTGGAATACCCTCTATAGTTTTTTGTGCTTGATCTTTGGTCAGTGTTTTTGGCGGGACCGCAAAACAAATTAAAGTGTTCAACCATTGTAAGTGTACTGCAATAGAAGTAATGGGCATAAATGCATCATCTGGACTTGCATATCCTCTTTCCGGATCAAAGTCGACCTCAATGTCAAAAAATGCTACGTGCAGTTTTGGTGGTTCACTGTTTAGGTAATTGTCACTTAGACAGACAAATATTTGATTGATATCAGCCTCATAAATCTTTTTATGGCTGTTGATTTTTAGTTCTTTGTGAAAATCTTTTTGTGACTTACAAACAACCCTTGTTACCGGTGTACCATATATTGATTGGTGTTTGCCTTTGGGGTCTTCGTAATAAAATGTGTAACGGGCAGGAATATCTCTATATTCTCTTTTACCGTCTTTGTTGCGTTCAACCACTTTGACAACGTCATTGTCACGGTCGAACCATGCGTCTACATAGCTCATTTTTTCTCCTTTGCGATTTAAGGCCCGCAAATACCATAGTGATCATTTGTGGCTGATCATACCTTACTCTTATTGTATAGTTATCAGTCTTATCAATGCAATCACATCGATAGTGACTAGCAGTAGATAATTCGCCACCATACCTGTGCTTTTTCTAGTCCACGCAGCCCAAGTAAATATGGTACACTGAGCTATAAACAACGGATACAGAATTAAAAATGGAGGGTTTGGTAACGTTGCACCCATCCAGATTGCACATACAATACTTAGAATCCAAGCTGTGATTTCTAAAACAAATCTAAGAGGCCACTCTTTAAAATCTTTCTCAGCCCATTTATAGACATCGATTACTGCGTTACTTATATGATCCATGAACTTCCAACATTAAATCTTTTTGGTAACTTCTAAAATGCTTTCAATTTCAGCCCAATCTTCATTGTACGCACTCCAGTCACCCTTGTGTGCTATTTTGATAGCACGTTGAATAACGCTGGGTTTAATATTAAGTTCTTCTGCAACGGCCTTAACAGTTTCTTTTAAGCCTTCTTGTAAATCTTCAACTTCACGTAATACAGTTGAGCCTTCATTAATCAAACGTTCCAATTTAGCCTTTTCTTCTGGTCCGTACATTCTTGACATGTTGTTACTCCTAAATAAGCCTTATTGTACATTACTTATATTTCTAAGTCAAGCAAAGGTAAAAAAACGGCAAATTAAATTTGCCGTTTTATTTGAATAAAGATTTTATTCTTCTGCAGGGGCATCTAGTCCTAGCTCTTTCAATGCCTTTCTCGCAGCATCCAATTCTTTGGTAGCCATATCAATTACATCTGCAGGAGCATCTTGGCTAAGAGTATATTGACCAATATCACTCATTAATTGCCCAATCTCTTTCATATCTGGATCATCAACCGGTGTTGCTGGAGTTGGACTTGGTGCTGGTGCTGGAGTTGGACTTGGTGCTGGTGCTGGTGCTGGACTTGGATCAGGTGCTGGTACGGGTCCTACTGGTCCTGGAGTTGGTACTGGAGTAACGTCTTGTTTTGGATCGTCTTTGTTTAATCCATAACCTATGGCTGCGCCACCGGCAGCAGTTGCCAATGCTGTTTTAACTGGATTAGCTCTAACTACTTGTCCAGCTGTGTTAGCTACTCTAGCTGCTTTGCTTGCTGGGTTGACAGCACCAATACCTGCTTTAGCTTGTTGAGCTTGTTGTGCTGGTGTTAATGGTTTCTTACCAGCAGCCTTTCTTGCGGCGTTGGTAGCTTTTTGTGCCGCAGCTAGTTCGTCAGCACTTCTAACTGTGCCTGTGGCTGCTCTACCGCCTATACCGCCAATAAAGTTTCTACCAACGTTAACTGCGCCCTTAACTCCTTGACCAATAGCCTGGAACACGTTTTCATCTATGTCATCGCCTTCATCAATACGATTTTCAATATCCTCTAACTGCTTACGTAGTCTCGCAATGATTTCACTTTCGCTTAAATTTTCTATAGTCATTCCCTTAGGGAGTGCATTTTTAGTTGCAGTATCTTTACCTAATGGACTGTTTTTCTTTACTTTGTCTAAGAGTTCTTTTAATCTTGCGATTTTTTTCTTTAGACCTTCTCTTGTAAGTGCATCTGCTTCTGCTTGTGCATTCTTAGTATCAGCTGCTTGTTTTTCTTTATCAGCTGCTGCCTTTTTGGCAGCGTCCATCATTTGTAATAATGCCGCATAACGATCTTTGATTGGTTCTACTTTAGGATCAGAAATATCATTTAACTGCATCATAATTGCTTGTAATGCTTTTAAATCTGGGTCTTCTGCAGGTGCAGCGGCAGCAGGAGTTCCACCAGCAGCAGGTGTTGATGTGTAGCTACTGCTTGTATTGTTTACTGCGGGATCTTCTTCAAATAAGTCGTAGCCAATGCTTTCTGCTAGTGCTCTAGCAATACCACTAGTAAATCTACTTTCGCTAGTTGGTGCAGCATATTTCTTTTCTAGTTTGTCTAATAATGGACCAGCTTTGCCTACTAAGTCTGCGATTAACTGTTGTGTTCTTGCATCTCTGGAAGTTTGTTTGGTATCAAGATCATATTGACCTTTTTGATCACCCCTAAACATACGACCTAAAAATGTTGATGTACTGGCATTTTGAGGAACTAGACCCAACTGTGCTAACTTTTGATCTGAACTTTTACTAGCTGTGGCACTGATCC